TTTGTCGTGGGATTGGGGCATCTACTCCTACGACAACTCGGGCGCCTCACGCGGCAACATCACCAACCCCACCAATTCCGACGATTCGCGCCTGTGGCCCGACGGGCATCAGGAGCAGTCGGCCACCAGCATCGTCATTTACGAAATCGAGCCGTAAGGAACTGCGTCATGGCCCCGATGTGCATTCCCTTCATCCTCACCCAGGAATACCCCACGGCCGCGTGGCAGGTGGTGGGCGACGACGATAATTACGATGGCCTGGATTGGCGAGCCGAAGACATCGACAAGCCGTCCCAGGAAGTGCTGGAAGCCCTCTGGGACCAGACCTATCGCGTTCGCTGGGAAGAAATTTGTGTCCGACGCTCCCGCGCCGTCGCCTTTGCGGAACGCCCTTTGGGCGACCAACTGGACGCCATCATCAAGGGGCTGAAGGCCGCCCAGGCGGCGGGTGTCGAACTACCCGCCGACACCGCCCAACTGATCGCCTGGAGCGACAGTATCAAGGCCGCCCATCCCAAGCCCGTGGTGGCGGCCAATGGCTGAGCCGCAAGCTCCCGATGTCTGGGCGGGTGTCGCCACCCAGTATGTCGGAGCCTGGGGCAGCGCCGCCCCCGTCGTTCAGATCGCCGCCATCATCGCCGTGGTGATCGTGGTGGCAATCCTCGCCTGGGCATGGTCGCGGCGGCGGGAGCAACCGGATTCCTCCGGTGTCCCGGTCGAAGCTTTCGCTCATGTGGTCGAGGAGCAGGCCCGCCAGACCGAGGCGCTGCGCTCGGCGGTCGAGGGCCTGTCTGAGATCGTCCACCAGATTCGCCTGCTGCTGGAAGCCCGCACCCTGTGCCCCTATGGCGAGGACCGGCGCGATGCCTGATCCGGCTCTCAGCCAGGCGCTGAAGGAGGCGTTCGCCTCCGCCCCCAGCGGCACGGTTATCCTCGATACGTTGGAGATCTGGCATCCAACCTTCACCGAGCCGATCCGGGTGGTCCGCGACCATGCCGACCTCACCGCCCGGTTGGAGGCCGGTGCGCCCCGCGACGGCGGCAAGCAGGTCACCTTCGCTGCGCTGGCCTTCGAGTTCTCGCCGCCGCCGGTGGATACCGCCCCGGTCCCCGAAATCACCCTGTCCCTCGACAACGTCGGCCGCGATCTGGCCGACGCACTGGAAGCCGCCGCCATCAGCCAGGATGTGATCGAGGTTACCTGGCGGCCCTATCTCTCCACCGATCTGGAAGGGCCGCACATGGACCCGCCGATCACCCTGACGCTGACCGAGGTCGAAGCCGACACCCTGCGCGTCACCGGCCGCGCCCGCATGCTCGACATCGGCAACAAGGCGTTTCCGTCCATCACCTATACCGCGCGGCGTTTTCCCGGACTGGCGCGGTGATCTTCGCAGGGCGCTGCCCTGCACCCGCCAGGGACTTGTCCCTGGACCCCATTCCATCGAGGGCATCATGCATTGGGCTGCCGCCTATATCGGCCTGCCGTGGTCACCCCATGGCAGAGGGCCGGACCTGTTCAATTGCTGGGAATTCGTCCGGGCGGTGCAGGCCCGGCATTTCGGTCGTGTCCTGCCCGACATCGCCAATCCCGAAGACATGCTGACCATGGGCCGCACCTTTCGCGACCACCCGGAACGGCGGCGCTGGGCCAAGGTCGCCGATCCCCTGGAAGGCGATTGCGTCCTGCTGCGCCGGTCCCGCCATCCCATCCATGTCGGCGTCTGGCTCGACGTGGATGGCGGCGGCGTCCTGCACTGCGCCGAGGATTCCGGGGTGGTGTTCCAGCGCCCCGACGCCCTTCGCCTCAACGGCTGGGCGGTCGAAGGCTTCTATCGGTTCTCGCCATGACCGCGTCCGTCGTCATCGTCACCAATCCGTTCGAGCCGATCGCCAGCCGCTCGGTCCACGCCATCGCGGCGGGAACCACGGTCGGGGCCTTGCTGCTCGATTGCGGCATTGCCGAGGAAAGCTGGGCCGCCGGGCCGGAGATCCGTATCGGCACCGATCCGGTGCTGGCGGATGTCTACGCCCTGCGGGTGATCGGCGAAGGCGACATCGTCACCGTAATCCGCTGGCCCATGGGCGGCGGGGGCGGTGGAGGTGGCGGTAAGAATCCACTGCGCACCGTGCTGACCATTGCCGTGCTGGTTGCCGCCATCTATCTCGGGCCAATGGCGGCGGTCGCCATGGGCTACACCGCCACCGGCACCGCCGCGGCGATGGCCACCGCCGGCATCGCCATGGTCGGCTCGGTGCTGATCAATACCGTAATCCCGGCGCCCAAGCCGTCAATGCCCTCGCTGAATTGGGGCGGCAGCGGCGCCATCCCGGCGGCCAGCCCCACCTACAGCTTGCAGGCCCAGGGCAACCAGGCCCGGCTCGGCCAACCGATCCCGGTCATCTATGGCCGCCACCTGATCTATCCCGATCTCGCCGCAGAGCCCTATCAGGATTATGTCGGCGGCGAGCAGTACCTGTATCAGCTCCATGTCATCGGCCAGGGCGAGTATGCAGTCGAACAGATCCGCATCGAGGACACCCCCATCGCCTCCTTCGAGGAGGTGCAGACCGAGATCGTCCTGCCCGGTTCCCCGGTGACGCTGTTCGAACCCGACGTGATCACCGCCGCCGAGATCGCCGGCCAGGAACTTGTCGCCCCCAATCTGGTGGCCTCCGGCGACGACGGATATATCGGCCCGTTCACCGCCAATCCGGTCGACACCTCGGCGGGGGCGCTGGGCATCGACGTGGTGATGCCGCGCGGCCTCTATTACGCCAATGACGGCGGCAGCCTCGATACCCGCACCGTCCAATGGCAGGTCGAGGCGCGCGCCATCGATGCCGATGGCGAGCCTCTTGCCGGCTGGTCGGTGCTGGCGACCGAGAGCCACTCCGCCGCCACCAATACTGCCATCCGCCTGTCTTTCCGCTATGCGGTGCCGCCCGGGCGCTACGAGGTTCGTCTCAAGCGCCTCGACACCAAGGACACCGCCGAGCGTGCCGGCCACGAGATACGCTGGGGCGCCCTGCGCGCCTATTTGACCGGCCAGCCCGATTTCGGCGCCGTCACCCTGTTGGCGGTCAAGATGCGCGCCACCGACAACCTGTCCCAGCGCTCCAGCCGCATGATCAACGTCATCGCCACCCGCAAGCTGCCGGTGTGGTCGGCTGATGGCGGCTGGTCGGCACCCCAGCCGACCCGGTCCATCGCCTGGGCCTTCGCCGATGCCTGCAAGGCCCAGTATGGCGGCAAGCTGGCCGATGCCCGCATCGACCTCGCCGCGCTGACCACGCTCGATGCCATCTGGACCACCCGCGGCGACACGTTCGACGCGGTGTTCGACACCAGCATGACGGTGTGGGAAGCGCTCTCCCGCATCGCCCGCTGCGGCCGCGCCGTGCCCATCCAGCAGGGTGGCATCGTGCGGATCATCCGCGACCAGCCCCAGACCATGCCGGTGGCGCTGTTCGGGCCGCGCAACATCGTCAAGGGCTCGTTCAAGATCAAATACGTCATGCCCGGCGAGGACACCGCCGACGCGGTGACCGTGGAGTATTTCTCGTCGCGCACCTGGAAGCCCGACGAGACCACCGCCAAGCTGCCCGACAGCCAGGGCGACAACCCGGCCAAGGTCAACCTGTTCGGCTGCACGGCCAAGGACCATGCCCAGCGGGAAGGTCTCTACATCGCCGCCAACAACCGCTTCCGCCGCCGGTTGGTCACCTTCCGCACCGAGTTGGAGGGCATGATCCCCACCTACGGCGATCTGGTCGCCATCACCCACGACATGCCCCGCTGGGGCCAGGGCGGCGAGGTGATCGGCCACCAGGGCGACCTGCTGGCGTTGTCGGAGCCGGTGGAATGGACCGAGGGAGCCACCCATTACCTGGCGCTACGCCGCCGGGACGGTGGGCTGGCCGGGCCGTACCGGGTCCAGGCGGTGCCCGGTGATCCCACCCTGGTCCGTGTCCTCGATCCCCTGACCGTCACCCCGTATGTCGGCGGCTCGGAGGAGCGGACGTACTTCTCCTTCGGCCCCGGCCAGGCTTGGGCACAGACCGCCCGCATCCTCGCCATCCGTCCCCGCGTCGAGCAGGTGGAGATCACCGCCGTCGCCGAGGATTCCCGCGTCCACATAAACTGAGGCCCCCATGTTGACCGCAGACATCCTGCGTGCCGCCCTGCCGGCGGCGCGGCCCACCGATATTGCCCGTTTCGCCACCCCGCTGGCCGAAGCTTGCGCCGAATGGGGCATCGACACGCCCCTGCGATTGGCGGCGTTCCTCGCCCAGATTGCCCACGAGAGCGGGCAACTGCGCCTCCTGGTCGAGAACCTGAATTATTCTGCCGAGGCGCTGCTGCGGGTGTTCCCCCGCCACTTTGATGCCGCCCAGGCTGCCGCCTACGCCCGCCAGCAAGAACGCATCGCCGCCCGGGTTTACGCCAACCGCATGGGCAATGGCGCCGAGGCCAGCGGCGACGGCTGGCGCTATCGCGGCCGTGGCCTGATCCAGGTCACCGGCCACGACAATTACGCCGCCTGCGGCACCGCCCTCGGCCTCGACCTGATCGCCCAGCCCGAGTTGCTGGAGCGGCCCGGTCCCGCCGCCCGATCGGCTGGATGGTTCTGGCATCGCCACGATCTCAGCCGCCTCGCCGACGCCCGCGACATCGCCACCATCACGCGGCGCATCAACGGTGGCCTCACCGGTCTCGACGACCGCAAGGCCTGTTATGCGCACACCTGTGCCGCCCTGGAGGTCACGCCATGACCATGCTTGATCTGCTCGGCGATGCCGCCGCCATTGCCGCCAATCCCGTCGCCGGTCTCGCCAAGGTAGCCCTCGACGTTGCCCCCGACATCGCCAGCCTGTTCGGCGACGATGCCGAGAAGGCCGTCGGCAAGCTGGCCGACACCGTCCGCGCCATCACCGGCACCGACGATCCCGCCCAGGCCCGCGAAGCCCTGGCCGATCCCAATCTGGTGTTCCAGCTTCGCTCCCAGGCCCAGACCTTCGCCCACGAGGAGCGGATGCAGCAGATGGCCGCGGCCATCACCACGCTGACCGCCACCCTGGCCGACCGCCAGGACGCCCGTGCCCGCGACGCCGAGTTCATCAAGGCCGGGCGCAGCAACACTCGCGCCAACGTCCTGCTGGTGACCGCCGGACTCGGTATCGTCGGAGGCATCGCTTTCATGGTGTTCGGCCATGTCGATGGCAACACCGCCGTCGGCGGCTGCATCATCTCGGTGGTGACCCTGCTGGCAGGGAAGTTCGCCACTGCCTTCGACTTCGAATTCGGCGGCTCCGCCGATTCCGAGCAGACCCGCACCCTGCTGGCGCAGGCGCCGCCCATTGGCAAATAGCATGGAACTGATGTTGCGTGACGCGGCCGATCAGGGGGCATTCCCTGGTCGGCCGTCATATTCATTTCAGGGTGTGTCCGCAATTCTTGGCCGCAACCGGAACAAGAACTCACGTCGCTACGCTCATGCGGCATACGCCACAGGCAAGGAAGCGCAATCGGCATAAGAAAGCCCACCGATGCAGGTGAAAAACATCCCCTCGCCGATGCACGCGAGAAACGTTGCCGCGCAGCCGAGCGTGCGAGCGAGGTTCAAGGTCCAGGCTTCCGCTTCGGGGGAACAGGAAACCAGTTCCGTTTCTCCCCGGGTTTTCGGCAAGTCGCCAAAGTCATCCAGGGCGGCGACAATCCTCCACGCCTGCTCGGAACGCTCGGCGGCGACCACGGCGACGGGCTGACGGTCGGCAAGGACCGTCCATAGCAT